GGTCTTCTTCAGTGGGTAGCCCCATCAGACCGCCTTCAGGCACTGTAGGCTCTTCTACGTCGCCCTCAGAGACATCCTCGTCTTCGCTCTCAGGGTCAATGATACCAAGAGCCATTTTAAGTGTGGTAGGAGTGATAGGCATACGCTTGTCGCTAAACCCATCGTTATAATCGAAGCCTTCTTTATCGGCGATCATCTTAATGTAGCGATAGATGGGTCCTGCAGCTAACAGAGCCATATCAATCTGGAACTTACCCTTTGCAATCCCCTGCATTAGTAGGGATGCAACAATGTTCGTAAGGGGCCGTTCCATTTGGATTAAGGAAAATACTAGCTCAGAGGTCTGTTCGTCCTCTAGGCGTGTCATCACATATTCAACTGTACCATTATAGGTTTTGATTTGTGGAGGGCGGTGCCAAGGATAGTTACGCTTGTCTGATAAAAAGTGTTCGCCTGGAATAGGAGCATCAAAATTAGGCTTCATCTTCATCTCCTATTTCTACCTCTTCATTCAGGAACTCTTCTTCTAAAGCGTCCATATATTCAGGGGTGTAAATCAATTCTTCTTCAGATACTTCCATGAGCTTTTCGGGCATTTTACCGTCCAGAAATGCTTTGATGGATTTTTCTACAGCGGCATTAAATTTCATTTTTCAGCTTCCCGTAATTTACCATGAGATAACCGTGGTCACCTTCTATAACCGCATCAGGATGGGTCTTTTGGACTTCCTGTGCGATAACGCCAAAGGTTGGATATTGATCCCAACCAATGGATTTTGCCTCTTCGTTCCAATCCCATGTGTAGAAGTTGATACCGTTAAGCGTATCGTAATGTTCGATGTTTTCTTTCATCCGTGCATCAGAGCCATATTGGATGTAGGCTGAACCAAGCGTTGCGGCTGCACCAATCAGTGATGACCACAGGCCACCGCCACTAGACTGCCCCGACTGCGCCTGAAGCTCTGCAATAAGCAGACGTACTTCCAACTCTTCCATATTCGTTGCACCTTTGAAGAAGAAGTCCAGCATTTGGTCTACGTCTTCCCAAGTACGGTTTAGCAACTCTGTGTTTAGATCAGTGGCATTCTGTACGTCCTCAGATGCAGCATCGAACTCCATCTGCGTATTTGTCTCTGCTACTTTCTGATGCCAATCCGCAACATACTTATCGATGTCAAAAGCAAACTCTGCTTGGAAGATTTCATGCAGGCGTTCATTGTTTAGCTGAAACTCTGTGGCGTCATTAACTTCGCCTACGTTAAAGCGCATTGCCTCATTAGTAGCGTTGGCACGGTGTTCGTCTGCACGGGCAACAAGGCCATCATAAAAACGAGCCATTTCGTTGCTTTCTTCTGAATAGTGCTGACGTGCTAAGTTTTCTGCCTTAGTATCTTCAAACAGTGCCTGCACACGGTTTTCGATGTTAAGCAGCATAGCTTCGTTATCACGATCCAGTGCAGCAGTATCAAAGTCTAGTAGATTACGTGCATTGTCAGATGCTGCCTTTGAATAAACTTTTAGATTTTCAGTATCAAACTTAGCCAAGGTAATAGCTTTGTTGATAAGCATCTCTTGTTTATTATCTAGGTTCTTTTCTATCAAACCTTGGAAAAACTTAGACTCATCTTTTGCAAGCGGTACAGTGGCTTCCATCATAGCATTGGCGTATGCCGCTGTAGCTGCAGTACCTGTGATACCGTTAAAGCCAACATTACGGTTTAGGTCACGATACAGACCTTTTGCCCACACAGGGATTTTAGGATTACCATCTGAGTCCGTAAACTCTTTACTGATAATCTCTATCTGCCCAAGGATGGTGGCCTTGCTATCGACGTAGTTACCTTCACCTAATTGCTCTGCAAGAAGCTTACCTGAAACAGTAGAGGTATCAATGATAGTACTAATGTTCTGAGAGGCGTATTGGTTAAGGGCCTCACCTGTTACATTTCGTGTGCCATCTTCGTTAACGCCTGTGGCAGAACCCTGCATATCAATATCAAATTCTGAGGCATCTACGTTATACCCATCTTTATACTCGCCCTGCACTGCATCGGCAGTATACTCTTCATTAAATATATCATTGCCTACAGTCGCAGCATCATATCCAGTTGCCCCTTGGTTTTCTGGGGCTGTGTATGTTGCTAGATCATCAAGAGATATTTGTTCTGGATTATATTCCCCAGCCCCTTTCAAATTTGCTGTAAGTTCATCCTTATCAATCGTTGTGCCATCGGTGTTTGCATCTAGCGAAATAGTTGAAACTAAATCACTTAGGCTCATACCACGCTTGGAAAGGTAATCAGCAGGGTCTGCTAACATGGCCTCAACATCTGCAGCAGAATCTATCGCCCCTGCTTTTGTAGCCATCTCAATAATTGCATCGACACCAAGAGGTGCAATAAGAGCCGCTACATCTTCTTCTGTTTCAGAACCCCCTTCACCCTCTTCGGACGAACTGTTATTATCATCATCGCCGCTACCGTTTCCACCCACACCTACGCTTTTGAAGGCATTATATTTTTCTTTTTGTTCGTCTGTAAGTGCGTCAAAAGCCGCCTCTGTCCCTAAAGTCAAAGCGTTTACGGCGGCTTGGGTGTCTGTGGTACGCTTGCTATAATCATCAACCGCAGCCTGACCATATTTTTCAACAAACTCTTCGTCAGACAACCTAATTTTATCCACGCCCATTGTGAGGTCAGTTTTGATACCTGATGCAGTCGCTACAACACTGGATGCAACACCACTAACCCCGTCTTTAATGGCATTCACAGCACTGCTAACAGCCCCGCTTCCAGAGCTATTGTTATCAGTAGAACTGTATGTGCCTGTAGAAGCATTGTATACTTGACCCTGTTCAGCGTCCCGCTGTTTAGCAAGGTCGTTAACTTCCTTGGTCCACTCACCCCCACTGGCTTCAAGAGCGGCGTTAAGTTTTTCTTGGGTAGTAGACATTACAACTTATCCCTTTCGATCTGACATTGCCGCACACGGTCACGTAGGTACACGTAGTTGGAAAGGGCCTCTGGGATTGCAGTAGCATCAGAGGGTAAGCTTTCTAGTTCATCGGCTAGTTTGTTATTAAAGTTTTCGTCAAACACCGTGATTGGTGGACAATATATTTCAAGCTGAGTTCTATAGACCGTCTTTGCGCAACCGCTTAACAAGACCGTCCCTATCAGCAATGCTACCATCGTTTTCATGTTCTGCCATTGCCTTGTAAAATCTGTTGGCCTGATCAGCGGCCTGTAGTTCATCTTTTAGGACTTTGTTCTTTTCAGCTTCTTTGCCTTTGATCCGTCCTATGATGTAGAGGATGGGCAGAGCGATAGCCAAAGTCGCAATGATTAAGTCTTTCACTCTGCCAAAGATGTTAAACATCCACGCCATCCTTCTGGTCTTTCCATCGTGCATAAGCTGCTAATGCAATGCCGCCTAATGCACAGATTAAGAAAATTGTTTGCAGGCTACTTGAGTACGCTGCTAACCCTTCTAGTTGACCCGACACTTCGTTAAGTGCGGTGGCAGCACCTGCAATACCTGCGCCTGCCATAGTCTTAGATTGTGTTAGAGGTTTCTTGTCCTGAACTGCAGGCTTCTGCGCCATAGGTAAATCAGGATCATCGCTAGGTAGCTGCGCCTCAATTGTGAACAAAGCTGCTTCTGCACTACGGCGGCGTGTAAGCCCTGTAAGAGGCTGCAGCTTACCGTTAACCCGTGCTTTGTTCCAACGCATAAACTGTGCAGGAACCGCTGCATAATCACCCGCATTCAGCTTTTTAAGAAGCGTTGACGATCCGAAGTTGGCTGCGCCTAAGTTGAATACAAACGACACCAAGGCATCAAACTGATATTGTGTCAGAGGTACATCTACTAGGCGTTTAACTTCTGCTTCGTATACTTTCATATCTTCACGCAAAAGGTCTTCAGCCTCTTGCTTTGTGATACGCATGTTCTTCTTAACGCCTTTGGTATGACCGTAGCCTATTGTAAGAACATTAGCGGGACAGCGGTATGGAATAACCATCCCATCTTCTGTGACTTTATGAAGGCCCTCAAACTTTTTAATAAGGTTTAAGCCTTGGTCGGATATTGATTTAGGGTGCATAGAGTTTCCTTTACTGTGTCATGCCATATGGCGACATGAATCCCCCATTATCCGTCCCTAAGTCTTGTAGTGGTGCTGATAGCGTACCCATACCCGCATTTCCCCCAGGGATATTGGTAAGCTGGTTCATTTGAGACATGGCAGAGTTTACATCAATAACCATCTGACCCATGCCTGCGCCTGCCGCATTAAACTTGTCTAGAATAAGGTTACCTTGCGCATCAACACGCCGTACAATTGTATTACCTTGGCTATCAATGCTGTTCATAATAAGATTACCACTATTATCAAAAGCCTCTGATAACTGGCTGAACTGTTGACGCATCGTAGTAGGTAGATCACTTAGTTGAGACAGAGTTCTAAACTGCCCCATAAGTTGATCAAGCTGCGTGGTATTTTGTTTCTTTTGTTGGTTCGTTGCTTCCTGCAACGCAGCTTCATTGCTGGTAGTAGCAGCGGCAATATTATTGTTAATATCTTGTTGTCCCGCAGATAGATCGCTGAACCCGCCTTCGATAACGCTCTGCACATTATTAGAGGTTTGGTCTGCTACCGTATCTATATCCTGCCCTAATCCTGTTAGGGTATTGCCAAGATTTGCTACACTATCATTCACGTCACCTGCGAAATTAGTTAGGCCAGATTGGATACCCCCAAGAGTATTATTTTGCAGTGCTGTGTCAGTGGTGTAGTCTTTTACATAATCATCAAAATTTGACTTAAAACCTTCTTGGTTTTCGATCATCTGTGCCTGTGCTTCTGCACTAACTACATTGGCTGCGTCACGTTCAGTTTTTGCTGTACCAAGGTCGCTGAGTATTTGAGTTTGATTTCCCAACGTTTCCTTTTGCAGATTAGAGACATCTCCCCGTGTATCTGTGAAACCTTGAGATAGATCGCTACCCAGACCTGATAGCGTTTGGTCTGTAGTATTAAAGCGAGTATCTAGACCCGCAAGTGCAGTCTTGTTTGCACCCACTGTATCATTAACACCAGAGACAGCAGTATCCAAATCATTAAACCGTGTATCTTGCGCTGCAAAACCTTGAGTAACGGCATTATCAATCCCGCCTACTGTAGTCTTAGTGTCGCCTACATCAGAAAGAAGAGTTTCTGTCCTAGTAAGTAACTCAGGAAAGGTAATCGCTTGGTTATTACCGATCATCTGCAGCGACGACGCAGCCCCTCTAGCATATTCGTCTAAACTTTGTAGACCTGTTGTCAGAGTATTTTCTTTAGCTAGATCAGAAGTATCTACCTGTTGGACAATTTCGTTGATTGTAGTAGCGTTTCCAGTTGATCCGCTTTGTGTGCTTGATTGTGCTGAGTTTGATCCACTTGACCCGCTTGATCCGATAACATCTATAGTACCATCAACTGCTACGTCTTTAAAAGTACCAGAAGCACTATCATATTGGTATACAGGCTCTTGGTTTGTCGTACTTACCGTTCCATCTTCGTTACGTTCATATATACCACCACTCATAACGTCTACATAGTAATCATCCTGAAAACCAGGTTGGCTCATAACACCATTTTGCTCTTCAACCGTAAGTACCCCATCGCCATTAAGGTCTAGAGTGCCATCATAGGCAGGATTAACTACAGGGCCATCGTATGCTTGTACTGTATTTGTCGATTGGGTTCCATCTACCTGAGAGGTGCCTGCCACCGCATTATTTACTCCTATTCCAGAAAATACCTCTGGGGTATTGCCCGTTGCCTCCTTTGCATTAAAGACATCCGCAGATACAAAATCTCTGCTTTCTGGATCATAGTATGTACCCGTAGTGGTTGTCATAAGGCCGCTGGTTGGGTTCCATGTCCAGCCGTATTCACTCTCTAATATTTCGGCTACTCTATTCTTTTCTGCTGCCATTTTATCACCTTTTTTAGGTTTAGTTTCCCTCAAAATGCCAGTAGATAAAAAGATGGCGGCGGGAAGCGTAATAAGTATTAAGTTGTCAGGAAATTATGATGCTAATTCTGTCTGATAGATTAGCGTTTTGCGTATATAAATACTAACACAACTAAAAAATTTAGTCAAGTTTTATAAGGGCTTAGTGGGCCAATGAATATTGTGAGGGAAGTTTGGCTGTTGAGGAACCATGCGAAGCTCTTGCCTATAATCCAACCACTCAGTACTGACGGAATTTCCACTCTCTAGTGCCTTCAAGGCTACCCAATCACTTTCGGCTAAAAGCCTGTCTCTTACGCCACGCTCTTTAGCTGCACAAAGTTCATCATTTGCTGCAATCTCTTCTGCAGTCATTTCAGAAACAGTCCATCCTAAAACCCATTGGTTAGTGTCGGGGTCTATAGAAGGTTCGGTGTTTTGAACCGCTTTATGCGTTGCCCTATTATACTCAGGCTCTTCAAGTATAGTAACTGGGTACATGCTATAAGAGGCCCGAAGGGAATTACTTAAAATAGCAGGGAACGATATGCTTTTATAAGCCTGTCTAAGAAGACTGTCTGTGTAAGGATAAGCAAGACCCCCATCACCTATTTGCCTAACATATGGCATCTATTAAACTCCTAATCTGATAGCTGTAAGGGTTTGAGAGGAGTATGTTCCGTGACCGTTTACATACCAAGTAGCAGGGGTCCATGAAGTGTTTACTCTCTTGTACCCAGTTGAAAATGTAAAATCGTAGGTATCGGCCCGTGAAATACTTTTGAAATAATCTAAATCGCCTGGATCAGTTCCATATCGAGTGTTCTGACGATGTGAAACGCCGTGGAACAGTATATGCAAGCTATATTGGTCTGTCTCTGACAGCCCTCCAACCCCTGCCCAATTAGCGTCATCACCATTAATAAGCCCATAATCTTTAATGACGCCGCCGTTTGATGTCGTAGGAAGTGTGCCATCCCACGTACCTGCTTTTATAGTGTATACGATTACACCTTGTGCATCGCCGCCGTATCCAGAACCTGAAAAGGTCATTGAATTATTGTTAGTGTCGCCATCGCTCGTAGCTATCCAGCCGTACAACTTAAAATTTGAATCATAAGTATCATTAACATATCGGGTAATTATTGTAGTAAATACACCTGCAGGCGCAGTTATATCCATATTACCTGTAAAATTAGTGTAGCTGCCATTAAATTGAGCAACAAGTATTAAGTCGCCAACTTCCCACTCAAGGCTGTTTATAGTTAAACCATAACCATTAGAAGCGGTTCCAGTTTTAATACTCTTAATTTCTACGCTAGGTATATTAATAGCACCTGCGTTAGATAGCATTCCAGTAATACTCATGAGATGCCCTCTCCCGCTTTTTTACCGAAGTAGGTAACGCCACCATCTAATGTGAAGAAAATATACAGGTCTTTTGCCCCTACGTCAGGCGATGTCGGTGCTGAACCACCGTCCCATTTTATATTAGTAGGCCATGTGATTGTGTAAGCAGAGCTACTACCTTGAGTGGTATACTGATAGACGGTATCATTTGCATATCCTACGACATACATTTTACTTCCTGTAGAGTTAAACTTAATACTCGTAGGACTACCTTCCTGACTACTTACAGAAAAACTCTCGCTATTGTATGAGGCACCTCCGATATTATATGGGCTAGAGCAATTATATTTGTATATCGTGTCATTTGTTTGACCCACTACATAAACAGCACTTCCATCACCGTTAAAGGTAACACCCCAAGGGATATCTTCACCGCCTGTAGCGATATCTAGTAGTATGCTATCATAAGAAAGAGTTGTAATATCATATGCTGTGGAAAGTGAGTATTGATATAATTTATCATTATTACGATCTACGACATATAGTTTCGTGCCATTATCATTAAAAGTAATGCTTACAGGATCAGCAGCTTGTGTACCTACAAAACCTGTTTGTGCAGTTGCACTCCTAGTAGTTACGTCCCAAGCAGTAGATAGCGAATACTCATATATAGTGTCATCCCCTTGGTTCAACACGTACATTTTTGTACCTGTGTCGTTAAATAAAACTTCTGCGGGGACAGTAGCGACTGCAGCAATACTGGTAGATTGGGTGTAAGAGGCAGTAGATAAATCAAAGCCTGTACTTAGACTATACTGATCTATCGTGTCGCCTTGGTTACCCGCAATATACATTTCCGTACCATCAGGCTTGAAGGACACTCCTAAAGGTGCCGTATCATAAGCCGCAACACTAAAGCTAACATTGTCATAGGTAGCATTCGCAATATCGTATCCAGCGGCAGTAGCAGGTCCAGTAATCTCTAATGCAAAACTGGCAACCTCGCCTGCAGAAGGGGCATTGGTAAAAGTATATGTAGTATCCGCACTCAGCAATGTTGTGTAATACTGTGCAGAGCTTACATCAATCGCTGTTCCTGATAGAGCCGTGGCAGTCACAGGATAGTATGGGGCAGCGATACCTTTTTTAATCTTGAAGGGAATATTGTTAGCCAAAACTTCTACCCCCAATAAAACTTGTACCTGTATCAGATGTTATGAAGGTATAGATATATTTCTGATTTCTTTCTGGAGAGGGTGGAGATATACCATATGCCCACTCTACTGAACTAGGCCACGTAATTGTGTACACAGCGTCAGAAGCTCCTGTAATTTCCATTTGAAATATCTGCATAGGTTTAGCATTGCTAAAGGCATATGTGGTATTCGCAGTAAGTGTTTCTTTGAAAAAACATCCAGTAGACAAATCCACTGTACCTGAACTAATTGTACCAGCAGAGTAGTTAAAGCTTCCGCTTACTTCGATACCTGTCTCAACAACAAAATCTTCTGTGTTAGCCATTACTAAGAAGCTCCTGTAATTAAAGAACTTACTTTGTGAGTTTTACCGCCATCAGACGTACTCACGCTATATACATTCGTTTTTAAGGGGTCAGGAGCAACGGTGGTCTGACCGTCAAGGGTTGATCCACTTGCTATAGCCAAGGATGCTGCTTCACTTGTTTGTACTTGTTGGAGTGTATACACATTTGAAACTAGATGTACGCTATATAGATACTCACCATCCTCTGAAAATCTAACGGAAGTCGCATTTCCCCAAGGATAAGAAGGAAAGGATGAGGACTGTGAGTTAAAATTCCATGCCGTAGATAAGTCACCCTTTTTTATGCCATGTGTCGTAAACGCTAATGCAATATGTTCACCATTAGTACTTATATCAAAGCCTTGCCAATACGATGCAGATGAAGAAGTTGTATTTAAAGGGGTATATTGCCATACATCCACGCCGCTGCTTATATCCCAAGCTGTATTGAACCTAATATAGGATATTTGTCCCCCCCCTGTAGAAGCATTGTGGAACGTAAACCAAATTTCACTTCCGTCAGGTCTCCACCTAAATCCGTGTATTTGACCTGGGTTTGCGAAAGTTATGTATGATTCAAAATCAAATGATTTACTACCATAAGAAGCCGTACTCAAATCCCACGGAGTAGTCAGATTATAGTGGTACATTACGCCATTCTGTTCAGTAACGTACATAACAGAGCCGTTACTTTTGAAATTAATATCTTTGATAGTGTTAAATGTACCTATCTCTGACGTTACTGATAGCGATACTGAATTATATGTTGCAGTGTCTATTTGCCAAGGTGTAGCTAAGTCAATTTCATAGACAGTATTAGTCTGTAGTACGCCTACATATAGTTTACTACCGTCTGTTGAAAAGAAAAAAGTAGTCGAATTGTACATACTACTAATACCAAGTAAGGAATACAAAGTCACTTGCTTAATACTAGCAGTCATATCTGAATAATCGAAAGTGTATGGATTTATCAAAGCACCAGTGACCGCAACCGTTGCCTGAGATAAGGTTCCATCATCAGATGCATTATGTATTGTCATTTCAGAGTCATCTGTAAGCTCAAATTCAACAACAGAGTTTTTAGAAAAGTCTACCTCAAGTGTTGATACTGAGGTATCTAGTTCATGTACTGTATCATTTGAAGTTAAGAGGTATAATGTTGAGTGGTCATCTGGTCTAAATGTTAAACCGTTCTGGAACGTATAGCCTGTAACTACAGGATCGCTGCCACCCGCTAACCGTTTTTGAGTTATTTGTACTAGGTCAGAAACCTTGCCCGTGGGATTATGAAATTCATGTAGTGTGCCGTAACTATAATTATTTACATATAGCTTTTTTGCTTCATGCGCTACATAAAGGCCGAAGCCTGTAAACACACTAGGTAAAAAAGTAGTCTCTTCATGGGTAGCAGTAGAGACATCATACGGTGTACTTAACGTATAAGAGACTAAGCGTCTTCCGTTGGTTTCTGAACTTCTATTGATAACATAAAGTCTTGTACCATCGTGATTATATGAAACGCCTGCAGGGCTACCTAAAAGCTCATTTGTTGTATTAAAAAAGCCATTGGTGTCATCGGTAGCGATTTCCCAAGGTGTATCTAACGTATAATACCTTAGCCGATCATAAGTATTGTCTACAGTTACAGCATATACGCCACTAGGGTCTATATCGACATCATGATAATCAGCAGTACCCAGATACTCAAAGCCATTATTCGTTGCAGTACTTAAATCAAAAGCAGTGCTGCAAGAATAGGTGTATAAATACCTACTGCTGTTAGTATTATATTGCGCACAAACTATAAGGGCAGTTCCATCATCCTTCCATTTTGCACCTCGCAAGGTAAAGTCGCTATTATCTACCATTGAAGAAGTTCGTAAAAACCTACTACTATCAGCAAAAGCTATCGATGGCCCTTTTGTTACAGGATTTTTAGAACCGCCAAACTCTTTAATGTAGGGCGCATCTATATTATTTTTTACTTTAAAATCTGCACTATTAGCCACGTTTCACTCTCCACTTGGCCTAGTTAATTACGCCAGAATTGTTGGCGTTGTAGTAAAGTTTGTTGAGTTAGCAGAAGCCGCAGTAGCAAGTAGGCGAATATTGCCGCCGCTAATGTCTACATCATAAGTAGCCACCGCCGTATTTGTGTTAACTTCACCATACTGTGTAGCTACGGCAGTCGTACCATCATGGGTCACCAGTAGCTTTGTAATTGTACGTTCAGTAGCAACGGTATCTGTAGCTACCACAGTAAGTTCAATACCAGACAGCCCTGTTGTTGAGTATGATGCAACTGCGGTCTGCGTAGTGCTTGTTGTCGTTGCAGACTGTGTATCGCCTACGCCAGAAACAATACGGCCCCAAGCACCGCCAGAGTATCCCTCGAACCAAGACTTGTCTGCGTTATAGCGGATCATACCGTTAGCTGCGGTAGGACGCTGTGCCTCTGTGCCTGATGGAACCTGTACTGCACCAGTACCTGAAGCGACAATATCTCCTGTAGCCTCAAGTACGTCTGCTACAATCAGCTTACGATTAAGGTTCATACTGTCTGTAGGGTAATCATACTCAAAATTGACGTTAGCACCCTGAATAGTAAGACCCGCACCGTCTGCCGCTAATGCTGTTGATGCAGCACTTGCAACTGT